GCCCTAAGTTGCGATAAAGTTAGTTGCAGAGGCGCGTTCGCTCACAGATTCGACCGCTCCGCGGTCTACACCGGGCGGTTGAACCCCCTACCCCCTTACGGTGGATGGCGAGCGGGCTATGTCGTGCGGGGTGCGGATGTCTCACCGCTGGATTTGGTCATCCGGGGTCTGGTGGCCCCGGCCCGCTCGACCGGACAGGCTCAGTTCGCCGAGCCGTCTTGCCCGTGCGTGTTGCAAACGTGGCTGCTCGTCAGTGTGACGGGTGGCCGGGTGAACGTCAAGGAGCATCGCATGGCGACTGAACACCGCAAGCCCGGCAAGAAGGACACCGCCTACGAATCGTACAAGGCGAAGCAGGCGGCCATCTCCCGCGAACGCTCCGAGGCCGGCCGCGAGATCGGGCCGCTGCCGAAGGTGCTCAAGCCGAAGCGACGGGCGAAATGCGAGAAGTCGCTGCGGCTGTTCTGCGAAACCTATCTCTCAGCTCGCTTCTGGATGGGCTGGTCACCGGATCACCTCAAGGTCATCGCCAAGCTCGAAGCAAGCATCATGAAGGGCGGGCTCTTTGCGCTCGCCATGCCACGCGGCTCGGGCAAGACGAGCTTGGCCGAAGCGGCTGCATTGTGGGCGATCCTGTACGGGCATCGCCGCTTCGTGGTGTTGATCGGGGCCACGGACGACGCCGCCTGCGAAATGCTTGACTCCATCAAGATCGCCATCGAAACTGGCGACGAACTCGGCGAGGACTTCCCCGAGGCGTGCTACCCGATCCGCCGCATGGAGGGAATCAACAACCGCGCTGGCGGGCAGACGCTGAACGGACAGCGTACCCGCGTCGCATGGACGGCAAAGGAAGCCAACTTCCCCACAGTCAAAGGCAGCAAGTGCAGCGGGGCTGTGGTGCGTGTCACGGGCATCACGGGGCGTGTGCGTGGCATGAAGGCCGTCACCGCGGACGGCAAAGCGATCCGGCCGGACTTCGCCATCGCCGACGACCCGCAGACGGATGATTCCGCGGTGAGCCTGCCCGAGATCGACAAGCGAGAGAAGAAGCTGCGGGGGGCCGTGAAAGGCCTAGCAGGGCCGGGCAAGACGATCGCGATGTGTGTGCCGTGTACCGTCATCGCGCCCCGCGACCTCTCCGACCGCATCCTCGATCGCGACCGGAACCCGCAGTTCCAGGGCGAGCGAATGAAGATGCTCTACTCGCTCCCGACTCACGAAAAGCCCTGGGAAGAGTACGCCGATCTGCGGCGGCAGTGGTACGACAACGACAAGCAGGGCGATGCCCACAACGCTTTCTATCGCGTGAATCGCACGATGATGGACGCGGGGGCCGTCGTCGCGTGGGCGGATCGATTCGACCCGGAGTTGGAAGTATCCGGCATCCAAGCGGCGATGAACCTGCTCATCGACAACCGCCGCGAGTTCTACGCCGAGTACCAGAACGATCCGCAGGTGGACGAGAAAGCGGCAGGGGCAAAGCAGTTCTATCCGGATGCTTTGGTGAAGCGACTCAGCGGCCTCGAACGTCTCGCCGTCCCGCGGGAAACGGCTCGCATCACGGCGATGATCGATGTCGGCGGCGAGTTGCTTTGGTACGCCGTGGTTGGGTGGGATGCTCGCTTCGGTGGCTCCGTCCTCGACTACGGCGCATGGCCGCGGCAGAATCGCCGGGTCTTCGCGGCCAACGATGTGAAGGACGGGCTGAGTCGCAAATATGGCGGCGTGGAGTCCGAGCGAGTCTATGCGGGCCTCTCTGAACTCACGAGCGAGATCCTCGGCCGCGAGTATCGGCGCGAAGGCACCGGCGAGGCGATGCGGGTTGAACGCTGCTTGATTGACGCGGGCTGGCAGGCGGCCACGGTGTACAAGTTCTGCCGCCAGTCGCCGTATGCGAACGTGATCTACCCGAGCAAGGGCATCGGCAGGACGACCACGAGCCGCGGCATCAGCGAATGGAAGCCGCGGGCCGGCGAGCGATCCGGCTATCACTGGCGGCTGACCATGAGCGAGACGGGCAGCGGGCGAATGGTCCAGTTCGACCCGGATGCGTGGAAGTCGTTCTTCCACGAGCGAGCCTGTACGCCGATGGCGGGGGCCGGTGCGTTCACCTTGTACGGCAAGGACTCCAGCGAACACGAACTGCTCGCGGAGCATTTCTCTGCGGAGTACAGCGAGCCGGTGACGCTCCGCGGCATGACGTTCGACAAGTGGCTGATGCTGCCGGGGAAAAGCGACAATCACCTGCTGGATGTCATCGTGGGCGCATGCGTGGCGGCGAGCGTGCAGGGGCTCGTGTGGTCGCCGGGCGGCACGAATCACGCCACAGCCCCGCCGGTGCGGATCAACCTGCGGGACAAATACTTCGCGAACAAGCAGGCAAAGGCCGGCCTGTAGGTCGTTGCGTGCGATTGGCCTTGCCGATAGAATCTCAGCATTGCATCGGCGTCGCCTTTTGGAAGGATTCCGCATGGTCGCAGCCCCGCCGCAGAAGAAGGCGTTGCCGAAGGGGATGCTCTGCCCGAACTGCGGATCGCGGCTGTTCGTCATCGAAACTCGCCTAGGAAGCAAAGACACGATCATCCGCCGGCGAGCCTGCGCGAACGACAGCTACCGAGTTACCACCCGCGAAACGGTCACTAGAAAGCCCTAGTTCTGCCGTACCCCACTGCTTGGCAAGCAGAACGGCAATAGTTGGTGCCTATCCAATTGCACTTCTCAAATAGTTGATCACGATGAATGAAACGCCCTTCCACGGGACTCATTCACGCCAATGCCGGATCTCGACGCCGACGTGATTGCCCAAGCCGCTCAACAGCCTGCGAGCGCATCGCAGGATGGCCGGTCGGCGACGGCTCACTCGATACCGGATCAGATCGCGGCGGACAAGTACCAGCGCAGCGACGACGTGATGTCCAGCGGCGGCTTCGGCGGCCGCGCCGTGCATATCACCCGCGTTCGCGGATCGGGGGCGGTGGAATGAACCCCATCGCTCGCGTTGCCCGCTGGATTCGCGGAACGGTCCGCAAGGCCACGCGCCGCATCCGCGGCACCTACGACGCCGCCCAAACGTCCGTCGAAAACGAAGACTACTGGGCGTGGTCGGATGCCCTGAACGCGAACGCGGCGACTTCGCCCGACGTTCGCAAAACGCTCCGCGAGCGCGCCCGTTACGAGCGGGACAACGACGGCCATCTTTCGGGCTTGGTGTCGAAGATCGCCCGCGACCTCGTTGGCTCCGGGCCGCGGTTGCAGTTGTTGCTTCCGGAGAAGTGGACCGACCCCGACTTCCGCGTTGAGCAAAACACGCCGCCGGGCGGCGTCCGCGAAGTGGAACGACTGTTCCACGAGCACTGTCGGCGCATCGGCCTGCCTCGCAAGCTCCGCGTGATGCACGAAAGCCGCATCATCGACGGCGAATCCTTTGGCCTGCTCGCGACCAACTCCGCACTTCCATCGGCCGGACCACGGCTCGACATGCGGCTCTACGAAACGGATCAGATCGATACGCCGTTCTTCATGGCACTCGATCCGCTCGCGTTTCCCGGCGGTTATCTGGATGAATCCGGCAATGTCACCGAGTGGCATTTCCTCAAGACGCATCCGGGCTCCGATGTGTGGAACTTGCGGCCCTACGAGTTCGACCGCATCGCTGCGGGTCGCGTGATCCACTGGGCCAAGGTTCGGCGAGCCGGGCAGATTCGCGGCGTGTCGGAAGTGGCCGCCGGACTGCCGCTCTACGCCTACCTGCGGCGTTACACCCTCGCGACGCTTGCAAGTGCAGAGACGGCGGCCAAGTTCGCCGCGGTGCTCAAGGTGGACGCGCCGCCCGCTCCGGACAACGGAGAAGCACCGCCCATCGTTTCGGACATGGTTGAAGTGCCGATCCCTCGCGGCGCGTTGCTCACCACCTACGGCGAAATCTCGCAACTCAAGGCGGAGCAACCGACCACGAGTTACGGCCAGTACAAGGGCGAGATTCTGACCGAGGCCGGGGCCGCGATCGGTGCGCCTCGCAACGCCAGTACGAATTCAAGCGCAGAGTACAACTATTCGTCCGGACGCCTGGATCACCTGCCCTACGAGCGGATGATCGGCGTCGAACGCAGCGACCTACGGGAAATAGCACTCGATCCCTTCTTCCGTGAGTGGTTCCGCGAGGCTTCAAAAATCAAAGGCTACCTACCGGACGGCCTGCCGCCGCCGGAGCTTTGGGCGTGGGAATGGCACTTCGACGGGTTCGATTCGATCGATCCCTTGAAGGACGCCCAAACCGACCAAACCGAGCTTGCCATCGGCAAGACCAACCTCGCCGAGATCTGGGCTCGCAAGGGCAAGGACTGGGAAGAGGGGATGCGGCAGCGTGCTCGCGAGCTTCGCCTCGCCGTGCAGCTTGAGGCCGATTACGGCCTTCCTGCGGGAACGCTGTCCACGCTGCAAAAGCCGACACCATTGCCACCCGCTCCGGAGGCTGCCCCGAATGGGACAGAGCAAACGGCAGCGGCGTAAGAACCGCGCCAAGATTCAGGCTCACGCCGCACTGACTCCGCTCGGCATCACATGCCCGGTGGAGATGGTCGCCGCCGCAGGGGCGGGGCCGCGCCGGTTCCGCATGGTCGCCTACACCGGCGAGCCGATGCAGTTGATGGGCTTCGACCATCCGGTGGTTGTGGACTGCGCGACGCTCGACCTCGCGGCACAGAAGATCCCGGCCCTGCTGGATCACATGGCCTACGAGAACTCGGTTGTCGGCCAAGTCGAGCGGGTGACGGTCGAAAACGGCCTGCCGCCGGTCATCGCCGAAGGCATCTTCTGCCCGACCGACGACCCGCGGGACGCGACCGGAATCGTGCTCAAGAAGGCCGACGCCGGCTTCACCTGGCAGGCGTCCATCGGTGGCAACGCCGGCAAGGTCGAACGCATCGCCGCCGGCGAATCCGTCAACGTCAATGGCCGGTCCTATTCGGGTCCGGTGTGCGTGGCCCGCGGCGTCGCGCTGCGGGAAATCTCGTTCGTGGTACTCGGCGCGGATCGGCTCACTTCGGCCGTGCTCGCCCGTAATGGAGGCAAGCTCATGACCTTCGACGCATGGCTCAAGGCCAAGGGCTACGACCCGGCCAGCATCGCTGCCAGTTTGAAGACCGCGCTCAAGGCGGCATGGAAGGTCGAAGCGGCGGACACGCCCGACGACCCGATGGACGACCAGATCGGCGACGAGGAAGACGTTGCCGAGCCCTCGGAAACCGAGGAGCCGACGAACGCTGCGGCCAAGCCGCTCGACATCAAGGCTCGCCGGGCCGCGGTCGCCGCCGAAGAGGAACGGATCGCGATGATCCGCGCCCGCTCGCAAGCCTCTGGCATCACCGAGATCGAAGTCGGCGACGCCCCGAACATCAAGAAGGTTCCGCTCGTCGCCCACGCCATCCGCCACGGGTGGGACTCCAAGGACGTGGACCTCGCGATCATCCGCGCCGAGCGAACCGCTGGCCCGAACGTCATCATCCGCGGCGGGCACGAGGAATCATGCACCGTGCAAGCCCTCGAAGGGGCGATGATCCTCCGCGCCGGCGGGCGGCTCGATCACCCGTCGTACCAGTCGCGTGAAGCCGTGGCGATGAAGGTGCCCGCGTGGATGCGGGCGAACATCAACGCCGAGCAACGGCAGCGGGCGATGGAGGCCGCGCACCGGTTCGCGAGCATGTCCGCCGTGGACCTCTGCCGCGAAGCCCTGCGGATCGACGCCCGCGACTGCCCGCACGACCGCAGCGAAATGATCCGCGCGGCGTTCTCCGGCGGCGCGCTCACGAACATCTTCACGACGAACGTGAACGCGATCCTGCTTTCCACCTACATGGAAGCCCCGGACACCACGCAAGGCTGGGTGCAAGAGCAGGACGTGGCCGACTTCCGCACGCAAGAGCGGCCCGCGCTGAACAAAGGGCCGTCCCTCTCGAAGCTGCCGCGAGGCAGCGACGGAGCGGACCACTACAGCCGCTCGGATCGCGTCGAGTCGTACAAGATCAGCCGCTACGCCAAGCAGTTCACCGTCGATGAACAGGACATCATCGACGACTGGCTCGGGGCGTTGTCGGACACGCCGGTGGAGATGGGCCTCGCGGCGCGTCGCCTCCGTCCGGATCTCGTCTACGCGATCATGCTCGCCAACCCGACGCTCTCGGCCACGGGCGTGGCCCTGTTCTCGGCGAGCAACGCATCTGCCAACTTGCTGACCACGGCTTCGCTCCAAGCCAGCAAGCTCAAGGCGGCGGCTTCGGCGATGCGTCTGTTCAAGGAAAACGGCGTCAACCTGAACCTGCAACCGTCGCACCTGATCGTGCCGCCGACGCTGGAGTTCACGGCCTACGAGTTGGTGAACTCGACGGAGAACATCATCGCGGGCACGGCCGGCAGCGTGACCGAACGCGGCAACGTCAATTCGCTGCAACGCCTCGGCCTCACGGTGGTGAGCGACGCCCGCCTCGAAAACGGCGTGACCGATCCCAACAGCAACACCGCCTACAGCGGCTCGGCGTCCACCTGGTGGCTCGTGTCCGACATGGCGCACACGATCGAGGTGGGCTACCTCCGCGGCACCGGCCGCGCCCCGCAGACCCGCTCGTGGAAGTACGACCGCGAGGGCAAGTACGGCATGGGCTGGGACGTGAAGATGGACATCGGCGCGAAGGCGATGGACTGGAAGGGCTTCGTGCAGAACACCGCCTGATCCATTGGGAGAAGCCATGCGACGGTTCGAGTTCACGACAGCGATCAACTGCGGCCCGCGCCCGTTCAATCCGGGCGACGTGGCCGCAGAGTCGGAGATTTTCGCCTACCTCGATTCGCTGCTTCGGCAGAAGCAGATCGTCGAAGTGGACGCGAAGTTGTCCGAAGCGAAGCCGCCGGACATCCAGACGGCGGCCCCGAAGTCCACCGCGAAAAACAAGTGAACCCATCACTCTGGCGGCGCGAGCCAAACCAGCGTGGCACAACCTTGAAAGGATCAGTGGATCATGGCAGACGCAACCTACGTCCGCGGGCGCGATGACATCCGCGTGACCGCCGCCGCCGCCGTCGCCGCTGGCGAATGCTGGCAGATGAAGGACGGCCGCGCCGCGGTGTACGTCGGGCAGAACGCCGCCGCATCGGGCGACCGCACCACCTTCACGACCGCCGGCCAGTTCACTTTCACGAAGACGGCCAGCGTCGTGTTGCTCGACGGCGGCCGTGCCTACTTGGACCACTCGGCGAACGCCGTGACGTTCCGCAAGGTGAACGACCGCGACTTCTACCTCGGTCGCGTCGTCGGCGACGCCGCGAGCGCGGACACCACCTGCGTGGTGAACATCAACGTGAACCCGCCAGCGGACATCGACATTCTCCGCGATGCGGCCCTGAGCGTTCCGACCGGCACGGTCGCAGCGGGCGGATTCGACCTTCCGAAGCTGTACGGCGGCTCGCGCGGGCTGGCCCTCACGAACACGAACGAAGCCCAGTGCATCGACATGCTCAGCGTGGACCGCTTCGCGGTTGGGACCAACCCCATCGCGGAGTTCATCATCCGGCCTTCGGCGAACGGCAGTACGTCCGCCGTGGACTTCAACATCGGCATCGCGAACGGCACCAGCACGACGGATGCCGATGCCGTGACAGAGCACGTCTTCTTCCACGTCGATGGCGGCTCGACCGCGATCAACGCGCAGAGCAAGGACGGCACGACGACGGTCGCCGCGGTGGACACCACGAAAGTGATCTCGGCTGGCTCCGCGGTGGCGAACCGCAGCGAGTTGTGGATCGATGCCCGCGATCTCGCCAGTGTCAAGCTGTACGTCGATGGCGTCCGCGTCAACAGCGGATCGACGTTCCGGCTGGACAACGCGACCGGGCCTCTCGGCCTGCTCGCGCACCTGGAGAAGACGAGCGGCACCGCGACGGCCGGCCCGATTTACATCGACCGCGCCGAAGTCCGCTTCTCCGAGCAGGACGCTTCGGCCTGATTTTCACCGTGCGAGCGTGGCCCATCCGGGGTTCGACTCCCCGGCTCGCACCTTTCGAGATTCCCTTCATTCGACCTCTCGCGGAGTCGTCCGTGACCGCAGCCGAACGCATTCAACAAGCCGCCGAGAAGATCCCCGATCGCGGCTACGCGATGGTATCCGCGACGGATGTCGTCTCGGTAGGCAAGGATTCAGCAGACCCTCGCGTAAAGGCATTGGTCACGGGGGCGCAGAACTGCGTTGCGGGCGTCATTGAGGCACTGCAATCGGTCGGGCAGGACGCGCCGCCCGATGGCGATCCGCGTTACGACGTGTATCAGCTTGCTGGCGAACTGCGGTACATGCTCGCGACCTGTACGAGCGAGGGGGCGAAGGGTGCCGTTGCTCAATGATGCGTCCGCTTGGCTCAACGGGATGCTCGGCAAGGCGGCCGGGCTGAGCGTGACGTACACGCGCGGCGCGGTAGCCCTCTCGCTGGCTGAGAGCGACGGATCGATCTGGGCGGGCGACAACCAGTTTCGCGAGGTTCGCAACGGCGGCCTGCGGCTGACGTGGGGTGAGCGAAACTACCTGATTATCGCCAGTGCCATCAGTGAACTCGGCGAGCCGCAGGAAGGCGACCGGATCGCGGAAACAGTCGGCGGCGAGGATTGCGTCTTCGAGGTGGCTCCTTCGGGCGACGGGTCGCCGGCGGCGCGATGGAGCGATGTGGAACGAACCGTGTGGCGCGTGACCACGAAGCGGGTGAAGTGACGTGGCATCGAGTCGCGATCTAACGCTGATCGATCAACTGGTCACGGAGATTAGCGGCTCGTGGGAGCCGGAGTCGCCGGACACCGTGACGCGGGAATATCTCGCGTTGGTCACGGACAAGGATCTTCAATCGCTTCTCGGCCGCCGTGTTTATTTGTTCCCGATGGCCTACGAGACGCAGGACGAGAACCACAGCGAGAACGTTTACGGCTACCGCGTGGGCGTGTCGGTGATCGAGCGTTACGAGGAAGCAGACAAGGCCGGAAGCGAAGCAGTCAAGGCGTGGCTCGATGAGCGGCTGGATTTCGTCGAAACGGAACTGATCGACGCTCTCGACTACGGACAGAACGGGCTTCTTTCGTTCGGATCGAATCGGAAGGTTTGGACGGAGAGCATCGAGATTCCGCAGCGGTACGACGTAGTTCTTCTCGCCGAGAAGAAGCTCTTTCGCTGCGACGTGATGTTCATGTTCCGCGAAATCCAAGCGTAAGGAGGCAACCCGATGGCCGCGACATCCGCAGTTCAACCGGGCATTCTCGCCAAGGTCTACCGCAACACCGGCTCATACGGCTCGCCAACGTGGACGGCCGTCACGCTCGCTCGCAACGTCGCGTCCGCGGCGAAGTGGAACCGCGGCGACGCGAGCATCAAGGCGACCCGCGCCGTGCTCCAGGAAAAAACCCAAGTCGCCATCACCGGGACGATTGAAGTGCGGGCCGATCCCGCGGACGCAAGCTACTCCGCGATGTTCGCGGCGGCGATGGGCGACTCGACGAGTGCCATCGACCTGATGATCATCGGCGGCCCGATCACGCAGGAAGGCGTTGTCGGCGTTCGCGGCGTGATGAACCTCGACTTCGAGGACAACCACGCGATCAACGAAGTGGTTTACACCACGTTTGCATACGACCCCGCATGGGCGAGCGGCGGCTACCCGTCGAAGGTCGTCATGGGGGCCACGAGCACGCCGGTCTTCACGCAGTTCTAAGCGAGGTCTTCAACTGTGTCCGTCGTTGTCGAAGAAGACGTTACTTCGCGTTCGTTTGAGGTCACTGCGCGAGGCGCGCAACTGACCGCGAAGTATGTCTGCTTCGGATCGCAGGACGAGGTTGAAGTCTACAACGCGGTGCGGGCCGAGTCGCCGACGTATACGACGACGGGACTCGTGCGAACGAAGATCGGGCGGGCGGACTTTCGCGGCGGACGGCTGTGCTACATCCCGGTCGAATACGGCACGGGCGAAGGCAATCCGAACTCGGATCTGCCCGCTGGCGAGACGCCCGACGACAGCACGCCACCGGCAACGCCGAACCTCGACGCGAACATGTCGCCGAACCAGTCGTTTAGCACGACGGGCGGCACGGCTCACATCTTGCAATCGCTGGAAACGCGGGAGAGGGTTCGAGCCACGGACTTCGGCGGCGGGGCTGCGCCAGACAACCAGCGAGCCATCGGTCTGCGGCGAGACGGAATCGACGGCTGCGATGTGACCGTCGGCGTGATGAAGTACACCTTCACGCTGCAAAGATCCAGCGTGTCGCTCACGGATATGCGGAACTGGATGAGGCTCACGGGCAAGACGAACAATGCGACTTGGAAGGGGTTCGAGCGCGGCGAAATGTTGTTCCTCGGTGCCGAAGGGCAAGGGGCGGCGTTCGGCGGGTGGTCGGTCAACCTCGCGTTCGCCTACTCCGAGGACTGGCCCGCCGGCGACCCACGCTGCACGATCCGCACGGGGCTGGCGATCACAAGCAAGCGCGGTTGGGATCACCTATGGGTCGCGTACCAGGACGCCGTAGCGAGCGATCAACTGTACCCGCTGCCGAAGGATGCTTACGTCGAACGGGTCTATGAGGAAGCAAACTTCGGCAGCATCGGGATCGGGACATGAACGGCGTGACGTTCCAAGGCTTGTTCCTCGACACTCAGAAGGTGAAGAGCTTGCTCGATGCCAAGGAACGCTCGTGGATGAACAAGGCTGGTGGATACGTTCGGCAAACCGCGAAGCGATCAATCAAGTACGCCGCTGATGTGTCACCGATGCTCAAAGCGATGGGCAAGGTGGCCCCGGAGCAGTGGTCGATGCCGGGCCATCCGCCGCTCGCTCATCGGCGAAGCGGGTTCGCGCGGTGGAAGCGAACGCCTGGCGGAAAGCCGCCTTCGCGCCAAGAATCCAGCCCGCTTCGAGAAATGATATTCTACGGCTATGACCCACGTTCAAAGTCGGTGGTGATTGGCCCTGCGGTATTTCGCCGCGCTCGCGTTCCGGGACTTGCTCCGCGACTGCTGGAAAAGGGCGGCACGGCGACTTACCAAGCGGCAGACGGCAAGATCAAAACGGGCCACTGGTCGCCGCGGCCGTTCATGAAGCCGGCAATGGAGAAATCCTTGGCTGCGATTCCCAACATCATTCGGATGGTGAAATGACATGGCAAAGTTCAGCGATGCGAATGGAGTTGAGCGGACGCTCGCCATTCCCAATTTCGGAGCGGTCATTCGATGGCGTAAGGAGGGGAGGATCGACCTGAATAAGGTCGGCAACGACTCCGGGGCGTTGTTTGATCTGCTCCGCGGCGACACGGAGCAAATGCTTCGCGCGGCGCATTTGTTGAGCGGACGGGAAGAAGAGTTCGACGACTTCGCGGACGCCCTTGGTTCCGATCACATCGAGCAAGCCCGCGAAGCCCTGCTGGAAGCCATCCTCGATTTTTTCCACCATCGACGGGCGAAAGAGATTCGGGGGGCGTTCGTCGCGATGATCCTTTCCCCCAGTGGCTCGAACGAGACGGCTGCGAACTCGGCGGCTACGTCGGCGTGAACTACCGCGAGTATACGATGCGGGAATTGTTCTGGATGGCGAAGGGGAAGAAGCGGTTCAACGGCGAACTCGGCCCCGATGAGCGAGACGCCGAAGCGTTGCGGAAAGTGGCTGAGTGGCAGGCGCAGCGGAAGTGGGAAATCATGCACCGGCCGAAGAAGAGGTGAGCCATGCCGATCGGTGGAGCAAGCACGAGCGGCGGAAGTTCGGCGGGTGACGTTCGCGCGGGCGGCGCGTTCGTGGAGATTTACGGCAAGGACAAGCTCACCAAGCAACTTGATGGGCTTCGCAATTCCGCGAAGTCCCAAGTGATGGGCCTCGGGCGAATCGTGGGCGGCTTCGCGCTTGCGGACGTGGCGAAGACCGTTGGCGAAGCCGCCATCGGCATGGAGAAGTTCACGGCGTCGATGGAGGAAGGGGCTCGAATCTCGCAACGGATCGCCGATTCGCAGGCGGCGATGCGGGACCGCATCTTCGAGAAGGTTGGCGGCAAGATCGCGATGCCCGTCGAAGTGATTCCGCCGGGCGCGGATCGCGTTCGATTCCTTGAGCAGAGGTTGTCCGAAACCAGTAAGAACCTCGCCACTGTTGGGCAATCGGCTGACAAGGCGAACGCCAAGGTGACGGAGTTGTTCGGCTCGATGGCTAACAAGTTCATCGAGCAGTTGCCCTTTGCCGGCGCGGGCCTCAATGCGGATCGCTCGCAGGCAAAAGCAGAAGCAGACGACCTAAACGCGCGAAGGAAAGCCCTTCAAGATCTGGAGAAAGGACTGCGAGATCAGATCGCCGCGCAGAAGAAAGTGGGGCCGTTCACCGAGTGGGCCACTTCTGCCGACGAGTTGGAGAAGAGTCTCGACTTCGCCTACAAGACGCTCGGCATGACCAACACCGAAGCGGCCATCTTCAGGCTGGAGATGGAGGCCGCGGCGAAGGGCTTGCAGGGCGCGGGCTCGCAGATCGAGTCCATCAAGGGCAAGTTGCAAAGCGTGGCCGACAAAGACGCCTTGTTGAAAACGAAGAAAGCGTTCGGCGACTTTGACAAGGATCTTGAGTTTCGCCTCCGCACCTACGGCATGTCGGCTGAACAGATTCAAATCGAAAAGATGAAAGCGGACGCGGGCGGATTCGGAAGCGTCAGCGAAGAAAACGCAGCTCGCCGAAGCGGGCTGATCGGATTGCTTCGCCACATGGAAAATCTCGACGCGATGGCAGCCGAAGAAGCGGACAGGCTCAAGGCGGATGCCGATGCAAGATCGCGAATGCGTGGCAGCACGGCCGGCGGCTTCGGAATCGATTCGCGAAGCATTGGGACAATCGGCCAATTCAATCGCATCGAGGATCTGCCGAGCAAGATTGACGAATCAAATACATGGCTCGGCCGCATTTTCGGCGCGGTATCCGAAGACAAGCCGAAGCCTCCCGACGTGATGCGCGGTCAGCCAAACCCTGCGATAGATCGAGCCTTGAAAGGCCAGCCATCGGCGAATGCACCGGGACCGGTGAACGACCTGACCAATGGCAATCGGTTCGACATCCCCAATCCGCCACAAGCGAAAGACCTGATCCGCGAGCCGGAAATCAGGGTGAACATCCCATCGCTGACGATTCCGCAGCCGCAAGTGACAGCACCGAAGTCGTCATCGAACAACGATCTGAAACAAGGATTCGACCGATTGGAGCGAGTCGGGCTGAGCCAAGTGAACGTGTTGCAGCAGATTCAGGCCAGCGGCCCGTTGACGTTTCGATAGGCGGCCAACTGGAAGACGATCCCGAGCAGCACAAGAAAGCATCCGGTCGCGATCGAGGGAACGGATTCGCGGATGAATCCCGAGGCTGCAAACGCGACGCCGGCAGTGATAGCTGCAGCCGCGAGGATCAAGTTGCCGCCGCTTCGCTTCCTCGGCGGGCTTGGTTCGGCGAATCCCGAAGTCGGCGGCGGCAACTCCGGCCGCTTCTCTTCCGGCGGCCACGGTGTGACCCGGCCGCACTTCGGGCAAGCGGCATCGCCGGCGAATCCAGCAGGGACGCCGAAGGCATTGCGGCAGTGGCGGCAGGTGATCCGTTTCATGGTGTGAAGGTATTCGCAGGATGCCGGATAATCTTGAGCACGTTCAGCCAGGCTCGCCATTCGCCCCGTCTGCGGCGACGTGGAACGAGTTCATAGACGCTGCTCGCGCGGTGAAGGCAAACAATCTCGACGCCGGCCGCGGGCCTCTCGATGCCCTGTTTGAATCGTCCCTGAAGTGCCTCGTCAAATACGACGCCTCATCCGCCTCTACGCTATCCGCGTTCTCGGTGCTTGGCTACTCCACCCCGCTAATCAGTCCGGCCACGGATGCCGGGTCGCGGCTCCTTGCGAATCGCCGCCCGGTGTTCACCGGGGCCGTGCCGACGAGCGCGGCCAAGCCGTTTGTCATCACCTGCGAGCCGATCCAAGGCACGGCACTCGGGCGAGCCATCACGCACGGGGTTGCCGTTGTGCAGGTGAGCATCGGCAGCACTTCGCACGCCCGCGCCCGCCCGGTCGTCGGCACAACTTCAAAGCTCGAATCCTGCTCATCCGGTGGCGTGCCGATCCTCTGGAAGGAATCCGGGACCGGCACGAAGTGGGCGATGGTGCTGCTCGACTTCGGGGACGACAGCCGCTCCGCCGACTGCTCAGACATGCTCGGCCTCGTCCGTGCCGACAAGTGCCTCCGCATGACGATCACCGAGGTGCAGGGCTCGTGCTCCGACATCGACACCACGCAAACGGCGGACCTCACCTACGACGCGGCGGAAGAAGCCCTCATCTCGGCGGACCTGCTCTACGGCTGTCCGCCCGGTGTGACGACAACGATCTGCAGCACCGGTGCCCCGAACAAGTTCAACATCGTCGTGGCCGGGTTCGGTGCGCCCAACACCAACTTGAACCAGTCGTACACCGTCACGCACACGACGGGCGAAATCTGGACCGCGACGAAGGGCGGCGTCACGGTCACGGCGACTCGCATCTCGGGCGGGTGGACGCTGAGCCTCGACGACGGCACGGTGACGGTGACTTACGACACCACGGGGATGGACGTTTGCTGCTCCACGGTGACGTTCGACCTGTTGGCCGACGACGGCACGACGACGGCCCCGGCCACGCTGAGCATGACGATTGCTACCGCGTGCGGCGACGGCCCGAGCTACACGCCTCGGCTGGAACGGGTGAGCGGCGACTGCGGGCTGTGCCTCAAGTTCACTTGGGTGCCGACGGCCGGAAGCGGCTCGCGCGTGATCCCGTGGAAGCAGGTTGGGTGCGGGGAGGATGCCGATGGCCAGCCCTACATCGAGTTCGCGACCGATGACCCGGTGATCTGCACGGGGACGGACGGGGCGGCCTGCACCGGGAACAAGGTGGTGGTGCGGCTGACGTGCCAGTCGTGCGGCGGCCCGACAACCGTGCAACTCGACTGCTGCGTAGGATCGCTTTCGCTGCCTTACCAATTGTGCGTCCAAATCGCAGCGGGCACTTGCGACTATTCATTCACAGCCAAAGTGCCATTCCGCGGCGTTTTCAATCTGGGCGGTGGCGGCGACGTTGCTTTATGGACTTCGCAGCCATACCCGCCGACGGAATCTCCGACCATTACCGATGTGGTCGTGCAACTGGGTTGTGTGGACGGCGATTTGATCTGGGCGGTGGGTTGGGGGGACCAAGGCGTATCAAATTGCGGCGCAGGCGGGTCTTCCGGCCCAGCCGATTGCAGTGCGATTCTCCCGCAGGAGATTGAGATCGCTCCTGGCCCCGTGGGCGTTGATTGCGTCTGCCAAACCGGCGAGACGATGACTGCGACCATTACCGACGCATCTGGCGGCTGCGATGCGCCCTCGTGGAACTGCATCCCCGGCGTCGGCTGTGTGGAGGTGTTCGACGGGAGCGGCGAATACGCGAGCGAGGCGGAATGCACCGCCTCGTGCGGCGGGGCTGGCACGCCTCCCAGCCCCGGCGGCCCCGGCTGCCTCTCGTGCGGGCTGCTCGGCGAGACGCCGACGCTCGTGATCCCGGACGGCACCTACGCGGGCACCTACGTCGCGGATGGTCCGTGGGCGGCGGGTGCGTATCCCGGCCAAACAACCTTCACAATCGGCGGATCGACGGTGGCGGTGTACTGCAACCTCGGCGGCACGGCGTACCTCGGCGTGCATCCCGACTTCGGCGGCGGGGCGATTGGCGGCTCGTCCAGTTGCGGCCCGCCCGTGGTGATGACGTTCTCCGGGACCGGGGTCGGCGCGGTGGGGAATGCGACGGTGACGACATGACGTGCCACGACTTCACCTGCGGGAACCACGGGGCGGCGGGAGAGGCGTTCGACGCAGCCCGGCATTGCCGCAAGTGCTACGGGGCGGCTCGGCACCCGGAACTTGCCGCGAGCCTCAAGCGGCCGGTGCTGTTCGCGCCGCCCGCGCGGAAGGCGGCGACCCCGCGACCGGCGTCGGCTGCACTCCCGACCTATCCGTGCATCTATCGCGGCGACCCGACCGGCGAGCGGACGCAGTGCGGGACGTGCGGCGGCGGGGTGCAGTTGCCCGTGCAGGCGTGCTCGCTCAAGGGCAAGTGCGTGGTGGCCAAGTCGCCGAAGGATGCGTCCATCGCGTGCTGCAAGGACTGCAAAGAGCGGGTGGAGCCTGTGGAGGAAACCGGCCCGCGACTGCTGCTCTGCTCGCACTACCTCGGCCGCACGGGCGCGCCGATCATCGTCGCGAATCTCGCCAAGCATCTCGAACGCGGCTGGCACGTTGAGGTTCACTCGCCGCTAGACGGGCCGCTGCGCAAGGAACTCGAATCCGCGGGCGTCCGCGTTCACATCGGCGACTACTCGGCCAGGCTGTTCCGGCAGTTCGACCTCATCGTGGCGAACACCACAATCTCATGGGGTGCCGTGGAGCAAGCCAAGCGGCTCGGCCTACCCTGCGTGTGGATGTTTCACGAATCGAATCCCCAGGACTTCGGCGAGATTTGGGCGCACATCCAGCGGCTCATCGACTACCCGAAGTTGATCGTCTATCCGTGCCAAGCGACGGCCGACGTGTACCCGCGGGCCGGTGAGATCGTGCCGAGCATCGTGCCGCCCGTGCCGCCGCGAACGATCCAGCCCGATGGCGAGCGGTTCCACGTCGTCACGCTCGGCGAGGACCATCCGCGCAAGGGCCAAGCCGATATTCGCGAGGCCGTGGCGGGCGATCCGAGCATCCGCTTCACCGCGGTGTCCGGAGCCAGCAACCCTCACGAATGGCTGCAAGTCGCCGATCTGTACGTCTGCTCGTCGCGCATCGAAGCCTACCCGTTGAGCTTGCAAGAGGCGAAAGCCTACTCGCTGCCGGTCATCACCACGCCGGTCTACGGGTGCTCCGAAATCATCCGCGACGGCATCGACGGCCTGCACTACCAGCCCGGTGATGTCGAAGACCTCCGCGCGAAGATCGACCGCATCCGCACGAACACCGAGTTGCGGGCGAATCTCAGCAAGCCTCTAACGCATCTGCCGAGTTTCGACGAATCCCTTGCCCGCTACGACCGCTGTTTCACGGACGCCATCGCGCCCCGCGTGGTCTATCACATCGCGGGCATGGGGCCGTGGTGGAAGGCCGTGGTGAGCGAGCAACTGGGGCAGCTTCGAGACGCGGGGCTCACTCGCATCCTCGTCACGCATGTCGGGGAAGGCCTCGACTGGCTGCGCGAGAAAGCCGCTGCCGTGGGCGTCACGTTGGACATCACCTACCACTCGGACGACGTGCGGCAGTGGGAGTGCCCGGCGATGCGGCTGATCGAGCGGCTTGCACGAGAGAGCAATGAGCCAATCCTCTACCTGCATTCCAAAGGCGTCAGCCACGACCCGGACGCTGAGCCCGTCTACCACGAGTGGCGGCGGCTCATGATGCGTGAGCTTATCGGGCCGTGGCGTCAGCATGTGCCCAAGCTGCGAGCATGGGACGCCGTGGGCGTGAACTGGTTCACGACGCCCGTGGAATGGAACCACTTTTCCGGCAACTTCTGGCTCGTGCGTCCGTCGTGGATTCGCCGCCTCCCGTCCTTCGACTCGTACTACCGCGACCGCTACAGCCCCGAGCGGTGGATCGGTGCGATTCCCGGATGCAAGGCTGTCTCGCTGTTCTGCACGGACAAACGGCTCTGGGATGTGCATTCCAAGCTCCTCGGCGTGAAGGCGTGAGCGTTGCAATAGGTGCCGCCTATCGGTATCCTAAGCGGCATCGCCGTTGCCTATCCGGAGCCTTCCCGTGAAACGTACACGTCTCAGCCTCACGCAACTGGAAGACAAACTCGTGCCCGCGACGTTGGGGCTGAGCGGTGGCGTGCTGACATACGACGCATCGCCCGGCATCGCAAACAACATCACCATTTCCGTCAGCGGCGACACCTACACGATCACCGATTCCGGGGAGAAGATTAGCGTGCTGAGCGGATTTACGTCCTCTCGCGGCACGGGCACGAATACCGTCACTGGGAAAATCGCAGCGGGCACGCCGGTGCGGTTCAACCTCGGCGATTCGGACGACACGATCAACGTGCGGGGCCTCAAACACTCGCTTGCGATCCACACGGGCACGGGATCGGATCGTGTGAATGTCTCCTCGAACGCGCCGACGAACTCGGGAAGCGTCGGTGGCATTCTTGGAGCCATCGACGTTCAAAGCGGCGAATCGACACGTCTCACCATCGGGGCATCGACGCAGACGGGAACCCCCGGCGCGGTGAACGTGGACGCCGACAGCATCGACGGTTTGCTCGGCAACGGTTCCTACAGTCTCTCATACTCCGGCACGTTCTCGCAGATTCGCATTCTCGCTCCGCAATCGCTCACGCTGGCCAAGACGTTCACCGTCGATTCACCTTCCGCCTCGTTCCGCTTCGATCTCGGTGAAGGGCAGAACACGGTGAACTTGCTTGGCTCGACGCAGCAGGTGGACTTCTACACCGGGCAGGGCGACAACACGTTCAACATCCTCGGCGACTCCAAAGCGTACATCGAGACGGGCGGGGGCGATGACGTGTTCTACGTCGCCCCCGGCGTCACGCTGGACGGCGACATCTACGGCCGATGGGGCGCAGATGTGTTCGACATTCAGGGCACCGTCACCGGCTATGTGGGGATTTGATCCGTGGCGACCATCACCATCAGCGGAACGGTCTACACGGACAACGGCGTGACGCCGATGGGCGCAGGTCGAACCATCAACGTCTCAGTCGGCGGCGCGGCATCGGCGGCCAGTGCCACCACAGCCAGCGACGGAACATTCACGACCGGCAGCTTCACGAGCAATTCCGGGGATGTGCTGACAGTCTATCTCCAAGGCAATACCGAAGTCGGTGGCACGATCACAAAAGGCACTGGCTCCAATCTGACTGGCATCGACATCTACCAGAACTCCATGAACTTGCGCAGCGACAATGGCGTGGCTTTGACGCAGGGCAATATCAACACTGGATTGAGCAACGGTGCTTCCGGTGTAACCGCCCTCTATTCGGCGAAAAGCGCGAGTGTCTTTACGACGGTGGAAGGAATCCAAGTTTATGTGCCGTCGGGTCAGTCGGTCACATTCGCTGCCTCGGGAGGCGGCAATACCTACAAAGGCTCGTTCGTCAACCGCGGCACAATCAATTTGTGCGCCATGACGCTGGCGGGCGTCGGCGGTTACATCCTCGACACGAATAGCTCAGCCATTCGATTTCTGACGGTCAACCCCGGCAGCGGGAAAGTCTACACACTCGGCAGCAATTTGACTGTCACCAGTGGGACAATCACCCTTACGAGCGGCATTTTGGATGTGTCTGCCAGCAACTACCAGATTCAAAACACGGGCACATGGACGGTCACCTCGGGGACCATCAACGCAAGGGCTGGTACGGTTATTATCGGTGGCAGCAACACGGGCCTTAACAACCTGACGTTCTACAATCTGTCGATTGCAAACTTCACCTCGGCCACGAATCTGACGGCGACGAACAATGTCACGGTCATCGGGGCGTTCAATTTGAACGGCAAGACGATCAATTGCGGCGGCAATTGGGCGATCACGACAGGGACGTTTACGGCTTCAAGCGGAACGGTGAATCTCAACGGCTCGGGAACGCAGACGATCAGCGGAACCAGCACGTTTTACAACCTGACTACCTCGGGCGGCGACCGCACCATCGCTTGGACGGACGGGACCACTCAGACGATCAGCAATTCCGTGATCGGTGGCGGCACGAGCGGACATTTGCAGACATGGACGGGCACGGGGACGGGCGGCTGGACCGTGGCGATGCCATCGACTCAAGCTCTCGCTTACCTTAACGTCAGTTACAGCACGGCGACGGGTAACACAGGGGTCGCCACGAATAGCACGGACGGCGGGAATAACGTCAACTGGACGTTTGGCCCTACCGGAAGCGTCGGACTCATCGGCCCCGGACTCTGCGGCGCATCTCCTCTCATCTCTCACGGCGGACCACGCGGAGGACTCGTCTGATGTACGTCGGCGACTATACAGCGGGCTCCGTCGTCCGCCATTCATCCTCGAATCGGGACTGGTGCAGATCCTCGAGCCCGCCGTGGCTTTGCCGTGACCGTTGCAGTAGACCGTTGCAATCGGCATGGCCTATCGGTATTCTGATTCCAATCGGTTTTCCCGATTTTCTGTGGCGTGTTTCCGGCTCCGTTTGCGATTGGGAAGGGTACGGCGGAGCATCGGCTCCCCGAACCCAACGGAGCAGGCCCATGAGCAACAGGATGCGGCGCGTGGCCGAATGGACGCCTATGATCGTGGTCGGCATCGTCGTATTCTGCGGCCTGCTCGACTACGTTCTGCTGAAGCTGGGAACCAACGACGCTACCATTTCGTTCACGCTTCTTCTCGCCAGTGCCAAGAATCCCATCGTCGCCCACCTCAACGCCTACATGTTCGCCGTGTTCCTCGGGCACGTCTACTTTCCATCGGGAGCGAAGGAGGCCCCGCCGACATACGCGGTGCTCTCGTGGGCCATCGTCGCCCTGTCGCCCTGTATCGCGGCCTGCATCATCGTCGCGAGTGGCGGCGGGCAAAGGCCACCCGAGAGCATCACGGCCCCCATCTACCAGTTGAAGTTCGGCGGCGTGATGCTCGTGTGGATCGTCGCCGGGCTCCTTGTTGGCCGTTTCGTTCTCAAGCAACATCCATTCGCCACGCCCGCCGCTGTGGCCGCAGGGGTCGCGACATGACGACGGAGATGCTCGAACTGCTCGGGTACGCGATCGCGAGCGTCATCATGGCGGTGCTCTACGCCATGTGGCACCTTGAGCACTTGCGAAAGGTACAACAGTGAGCGAGCCGCGCCAATTCCGCAAAGACCCTGCGACGGGGCGACTCGTCGAGGATGTGGCATGGGCGAACGGGCATGATCTCGCGTGCCGCTGCGATGCCTGCCCCTGTGGATCGGTTCGCGTGGACGTTTCCGACGACGACGAATCGGAGCCGGACGCACCCACGGACCTGGAGTTGAGCGGCACGGCTGCCGAGCATCCGGAGTTGCCGCCGGTGAGCGACCCGCCGGGCGGAAGTGACTGATGCCCGCGAAACTCGCGAACGTGGTCCGCGTGCGGTGCCTCGGCCCCGGCAAAGAGCATACGTTTCTCAGCCGCGACCGCACGACGGAGCGAGTGTGCAAAGCGTGTCGCGAGAAGATGGAATCGTTGGGCTCGGCGGTGCGTGACCGGCCGCTGCCCGTTCGACTGGACAACTGACTCATCTCGCCCCTGAAAGGATGCCCGTGAGGATTCCCCGTGTTCTTGCCGCCTCCTTGCTGTCGCTGGCGACGGCGGCGATTCTGTGCGCCGCGCCCGCGGATCGTCCAAGCCTGTTCGGCTCAATCACGAACATCGAGCCGAAGGCCTCGTCCAAGTCGGTGAGCATCACCGGGGCGAAGGAGCCAATCCCCGCCGGTGGATTCGCGGACCTGTCCGTCGAGGCGGGCAAGTCGGCGTCCGTGACGTGGCGAATCAGCCCGCAGCCGGTGCAGCGGGCAAAGGACTTGCCGACGAACCGGCTCATCTTCGGTGGCAAGAGCGGGACGACGTACAGCGTGACGGCGTTCGTCGTGGACTTCGACGCGAAGACCGTGGCGGACACCGAAACCGAGGTGGTGTTTGCGGGCACGCCCAACCCGCAACCCCACCCGGAACCCGGCCCGCAGCCCAAGCCCGAGCCGAACGGCGCGGTGTCGTCGTTCGTCGTCGTGGAGGATACGCTCAAGGCCGGGCCGTGGCGGGGCGAAATCCTCGGCTCGCCGAAGGTAGAGGCGTGGTATCGGCAGTTGCAGGGCCAGCGATCCGGGGCGATTCACCTGCTCGTCGATGCGAACGCCCCCACTGCGGCCGGAAAGAAGTGGGCGGATAAGGCCGCCGGGAAGAAGTTGCCGTACCTGTTCATGTTGGACGCATCCGGCGCGGTGGTGAAGGAATGTGAGGCCCCAATTGCGTCGCCGGATGCGTTCGTGGCCGCGTTCGACCTGCACGCCGACACGCCCCGCGCGTTCGGGCTCATCATGGAGGCCCCGAAGCTCAAGTGGCAGGAGTTCGGCTCGACGCCCAACACGCCGATCATCCCGCGAAGCCAGTGGCGGCCGGTGAAGTACGGTTCGTTCCTGCCGCCGGTGTACGACCAAGACGGAATCGGCCAGTGTGCGTCGTCCGCGTGCTGCACGACAATCGAGACGGCCGCGAGGATGGCCGGCACGCCAATCCCGAAGCTCTCGGCGGGCGACCTGTATTCGCGGGTGAACGGTGGCCGCGACCGCGGTTCGCTGCTCGAGGACAATCTCGACGAGGCTCAGAAGGGTGTCGCGACCGCCGCGAAGGTGCCCTACATCTGGAACGGCCGCAAGGCGACGGACGCCGCGACGGTGGCCGAGCGAGCCCGCTACCGGATCATCGAGGCGTACTGGTGCAAGGACTTCGACGCGATGGCCTCCGCGCTGCAGCAGGGGTTCATCGTCGAACACGGGCTCATGTGGTTCAACAATTTCAAGCCGGACGCAGACGGCTGGCTCCCGTCGAAAGGCGTCGGCGGTGGTGGCGGTCACGCACTCTGCGGATTCGGCCTCGAGAAACGCGGTGAGACGTGGGGCATCTGGACGCGGAATAGTTGGAGTTCCGCGTGGGGCAACGGCGGCAACTGCATCATCCCCGAATCCCTGTTCGGCTCGAACATCGGCGGATTCTTCGCCGTCCGCGTGGTCACCAGTGGCGAACCCGTGACGCGGGGCCGCGATCCGTTCAACCTCCGCGGGGAGTTCGCTCTCGCATGGTGATCGAACTGCCGACTGATGCCGAGCCGGTGCGGGTGATCCAAGGCGATTGCTTGGAGGTGCTGCGTCAGTTGCCGGACGGGTGCGTTGATGCCGTGGTGACCGATCCGCCTTATGGGGTTAATCTCGGCAACACCAACAAGAACACGGTTGGCGGGCGGCACGGTCTGGTTCGCGAGAGCTATCTCGGAATGCAGGACACCTACGAAGAGTTTGTCGCCTTGGTTCCTCGCGTTATCGAACAGTGCCGAGCGATTGCCCCGCGAGTCGCGTCGTTCATTGGGCCGCACATTTGGGAAATGCCGAAGGCTGACGCTATTGGCGGGGTGTACATGCCAAATGCCGTAGCCCGCCATCAATGGGGGTTCAAGAACTTTCTCCCTGTTCTGCTGTATGGGAAAGCCCCTGACCTGCATTTGGGAGCCAAGGAACAGACGGTAATACGAAGCACGGATTCGGCTGAGCCGAACGGACATCCTTGTCCAAAGCCGCTGTCGTGGATGCGCTGGCTGGTTCGCCTCTGTTCTCGCCCCGGCGAATTGGTCCTTGATCCATTCGGCGGCTCCGGAACAACCGCCGCCGCGTGCATCATCGAAGGTCGCCGGTGCATCATCATCGAGAAGGAACCGGCTTACGTCGAAATCATCCATCGCCGCGTCGCCGAGGCGATGGGCACCGGGCTCTTGGCAGGCATCGCCTAACCGCACACATGCCGCGCAGGGACGCGCGGCCGCCCAATAGTCACCCGGTTGCCGGGGAGTCGCCTAAGCGTTCGGCGATCCGTGGCTCGTTGCCCGATACCCGGTGCCGTTGTTTCGCCCTGTCCTGTTCGGAGGTTTCCCATGCGTCTCGTGTACGCTCTCGCGGCTGTGCTGTGCATCGCCGCCGCCGTTCGTGCGGATCAGCCGCAGTTCTTCCTCAAGCCCGACGGCTCCGTGGAGCAACGGGTGGCCAAGGTGGAATCCGACGTGTCCAAGTTGGAGGCCCGCATCGCGGACCTGGAACGGCAACTCGGCAGCGTGGCCGCGAAGCCGAAGTCGGCACCGGCCGCGGCCCCCGCGAAGGTCCGCTACTCGGTGTGCGTCGGTGGCCGCTGCACGATCTACGAAGCCGATGAGGGGGCAGCGATTCCGCCGGGCGCGACTTTGCTGAGCGGGTCAACTGTCAAGGAATCCTTGAAGGTTGCGGGCTCGCCATGCCCAACGGGTGGCTGTGGCGATGCGTGCGGGTGCGTCGGCACCGTGTCGAGCGGGTGGTATCCGGGCAAGCTGCTCGGGCGTCGCCGCTAACCTCGTGCATCCCGGCCGATTCGCTCGCGTGCAACTTGGGGGAGGCGGCACGCGGGCGACCGGCTGTGATTTAAAAAGCGGCCCTGAATTTTCAGGGCCGCTCGCCACAGTGAAAGGATTTTCAATGTCCGCAATCATCGCTGCACTGATCGCCGCTCTCGGCCCGGTGCTGATCGAAGCCCTGACGAAGTGGCTCGAATCGCTGTTCAACAAGGTCGCGCCGTCCGTGATGCCCACGGGCGTCCAGGAGGCTGACGCCGAAGCGTTGGTCGATGCGGCACTCGCTGCCACGCCTCGCATCCGGGTGTTCAAACGCGCTCTGCTCAGTCGCGTTCGCGAGCACGCGGGCAAGCTCGTCGCGGGCGGCAAGCTCACGGCCAGCGAGAAGAAGGAACTGCTCGCGCTCGCGGCGAAGGCGAAATCGGAGTGAATGTCACCGCGCCCGGTTGCGGCCGGGCGCTCCTCCCGTGCAAAGGGCTCATCTCATGTACGTCGGCGACTTCACAGCAGGGGCCACAGTCAGGCACTCCTTCAACACGCACAAGGCGGATGGCACGCCCGCGACGCTCTCCGGCACGCCGGTGTGCAAGGTCTACAAGGACGGCAGCACGACCACGGAGGCGACAACTGGTGTCACGCTCACCGTGGACTTCGACTCGATCACCGGGCTGAATGAGATCGCGGTGGACACGTCAGCCGATGGCACCTTCTACGCGGCGGGCTCGGACTACAAGGTGCTGCTCACGGCGGGCACGGTGGATTCCGTGAGCGTGGTCGGCAGCGTGGTCATGCGGTTCTCGATTGCGAACCGGCGGACGGAAGCGGTGGTCGGTTACATCGACACGGAAGTCGCGGCGATCAAGGCGAAGACGGACAACCTCCCCGCGGCTCCGGCGGCGACTGGCGACATCCCGACCGCAGCAGCGATTGCGGCGGCGTGGGGCTCGCGCGTGCTCGGCAACGGCAGGACGGCGGATATGTACCTGCAAGGGCTCACGAATCTCGTTTCGTTCGCGGCTGACGGGCTCACTTGGACGCTCTACGCCACGGATGACGTTACGCCACTCGCCACGGGGACGAGCACGCGGCTGAGCACGAGTGTCGGCGGGCTGCGATCCGTTGATCCTGCATAAGAGGGCGACACAGATGCTCCGCGGCCTACTACGATGGTTTTGGTTCGGCGGTCGGGTTCACCCCGGCGGGCTCGTCTGCGCTACCCCGTCGATCTACCAGCGAATCGCGGCGTCCGCTTCAATCGTCGCCCGCGTCACCGCTACGCCATCGATCTCGCAACGAGTCACCGCGTCCGCATCGCTTGAGGAGTGCTGCTAGCCATGTTCTATCTCTACCAGGGCTCCGATGCGTTCGTGAAATACTTCGGCGCGAAGGACGCGAGCGACAACAGCTACCTCAACTCCGGCGCCTGCACCTACGCGATCCATGCGAACAACAACGGAGCCGTCGGCGATGCCGTAGTCGGCGCGTCTGGCGCGCTGGACTACATCGCGGCGAGCAACGGAAATTATCGCGGAGTGATCGACGCGGACACGATCGACGGGCTCACGCTTGGCTCGCAATACTGGGTGGTCATCACGTTCACGCAGGGCAACTACGACGACAAGCGGACGCTTCTGGCGACTTGCGCCCAGCGGGATCGGTAGGATGCGCCCGCTTCTGCCGCCGGACCTGTTCGCCCTTTGGGAGGAGCGGGCCGCGATCATGGAGTACGACGCGAACCTGACCCGCGAAACAGCGGAGCGGTTGGCGTTGGCCGACGTGCGAGGGCGAGGCACTTGGCTTCCAGTTCGGGGGAGAGCCTCACGCCGTGGCCCTCACCGGGAACTCGCGGACGCGGAGGTCCTCGGGCCACTCGGTCATGTCGCCGCCTTTCTTGTCCACGAGACGCACGCGCACCGGAGCCCCTTGATACCCATCCCGCGTGCCGTCCAAGTCTTCCTCGATGTCCGGCATGTCGGGCCATGCTCGTGGATTCGTAGGCTTGCCTTCGTCCGGGCCTTCCGCCCACACTTCGGCGTTCGCGTCGAATCCGGCGTCATTGCGGTCCACGATGAACGCTCCCAACTGCTTGACGAACACCGGCACGCCCGCCGCCTTGCACTGCTCCACGATGCTCCTGATCCACGCCACTCGGCACGGGCGGGCACCGCTTCCCGATTCTCCGCCGACGATCACCCAATCGATGCGACCGTAGGGCCACGGCTTGCCCTTGTGTCTGGTCGGGTAGACGTAGAGGTAATCCGAAATGTCGATCTCCCCCAGCAACGGCTCGACGCTCAGGAAGTGAATCTTGGCAGGCGTGTCGAGGAGTACCGGGATTCGGTTTCGTACCGCATCCTGATTCTCGATCGACGTTCCGAGCCAAACGTTATCGAACGGCCAGACGGCGTGATGCGGATTGCCGGTGATAACGCCGTTCACGACTGACCCGGCAAGCCAGTGTTTTGCGTGGTCCGGTCGCTTTGTCAGCACGAGCCAATCGAGGTTCGGCGTCGCGTCGATGAGGGCGAAGAGGCGGCGACGAACGTCCTGCATGTCAAGATGCCGCCACTGCTCGCCGGGCACCATCGGCGGGACAGCCCATTCGCCATTCGGCCGCGCGAACATCGGCTGGCCGGCCGCGTTCCGCATCGGCCCATGCCAGTCCTCGAACACGTCGGCCAAGGACGCGCAGAACACGCGGGGGCGTTCGTGCTTCATGCCGGGGAAGAACTTCGCGTTCATCCGCTCGCAATTGGCCGCCGCCAGGTTCCACTTCACCGGCATCTTCCACTGCGATTCCGCCGCAACGACGCGCGTGCCATTCGGCCCCCACACGCCGAGCGTGCCGGGGTTGCGACCGGAGAGCGTCTCGGCGTAGCAGTGCGAACACCCGGCGGACACCTTCGTGCATCCCCGCCACGGGTTGAACGTGTGGGATGTCCATTCGATGTTGCTGTTCTCAGCCATTGCGAGATTCCTCCCGGTTCGCGAGTTCGATCAATATGGATCACGCAGCCTCCCGCAGCTTCGCCTGGTACGCTTCGATCACCGCCAACTCCAACTGCTCACGAGCCGCCGGCCCGATGGGATGCGCCAATCGCGGAGTTCATCGCATGAACCCTTCCGGCGTGAGCACGTCTTGGTTCACGCACTTCGTCAATTCATGCGCGTTGTTCAGTTCATACCAGACGTGCGGCTCGATGCCGTTCTCACCGGTGTACCCAACGACGTGACGCGGGCGGCCGGTGTTGTCGGCGTAGGTCAGGATGATTGAACTGTTAGGCCCGGCCTTTGCTTTTCCGTGATACCCAAGCGTCGCCGCCGGTGACCGGTCGCCGCTCGTCGCCGCCGGTGACCGGTCGCCGCTCGTCGCCGCCGGTGCGTACTCGCCGCTCGTCGCCGCCGGTGACCGGTCGCCGCTCGTCGCCGCCGGTGCGTACTCGCCAAGCGTCGCCGCCGGTGCGTAGAAGCCGCTCGTCGCCGCCGGTGCGTACTCGCCGCTCGTCGCCGCCGCTGCGTAGAAGCCGCTCGTCGCCGCCGGTGACCGGTTGCCGCTCGTCGCCGCCGGTGCGTACTCGCCGCTCGTCGCCGCCGGTGACCGGTTGCCGCTCGTCGCCGCCGGTGACCGGTCGCCGCTCGTCGCCGCCGGTGACCGGTTGCCGCTCGTCGCCGCCGGTGACCGGTCGCCGCTCGTCGCCGCCGGTGCGTACTCGCCGCTCGTCGCCGCCGGTGACCGGTCGCCGCTCGTCGCCGCCGGTGCGTACTCGCCAAGCGTCGCCGCCGGTGCGTAGAAGCCGCTCGTCGCCGCCGCTGCGTAGAAGCCGCTCGTCGCCGCCGGTGCGTACTCGCCGCTCGTCGCCGCCGCTGCGTAGTTGCCGCTCGTCGCCTTTTGCAAAAGGACCTGTTCGAAGTGTCGCTTGGTGATCAGCGACATTGCCCCGGACAAGCTGCCCGAGTAGATCACGTTCCCGCGGGGGAACTTCACCTTCCCTTCGAGGTCCACCAGCAAGGACTCCTCGACCTCGACAACTTGCCACACGGCCTTCGTGTCATTGCAGCGGCACAGGGACCAATCTCCGATTCCCCACAACAGGCCGTGAAGCCCATTCCCGCACTCGGCCTCTTGCTTCCAGTCCGGGGCTTCGACGGGACCGGATTCCGGCCACTGGAACCGACCCCTGAAACTCTTCCGCTCGTGGTCGGAAGATCGCAGCACGCAGACGACGGACATTCCCTGGGTGGTTTCGCTATTCGCCACGTTTGTTTCTCCGGCAAGACAAGTGTGGTTCCGGGCCGACGTTTCCCGTTGGGGTCAGGACGCTGCGTTTTCCGTTTCCAAGGACCCAAAAAGTCCAGAACGGCCTGACGCGTCGGGTCAGGATTTCGACGACGGCTGTTTGGGCTTCGGTCGGTACATGCTCGGCATCGTGAGCAGGTGGCGAAGTCGTCCGCGGCCGCGCTCGTCGAGTCGGCTGATGGCGGCGAGAGCAACTTGGCCGCATTGTTCCCGGTGCCCTAGTCCATCTCCACCAGTCCGGCCGCGTCCAACATGCACGCCGGGAAGCGGATCACGCCGTCATCGGCCGGCCGTGGCGCTCGCGGCGCGTCGATATCGGCCTGGATTCGCCGCTCAAGATCGGCATGGGCCGCCGCCCGCTCTTCGGCGGTGGGCTCAGGCGGGGCCGGGTCGCGTTGCTCGGGCGGCAGGGCCGATTGCTCTCGGAGGTATCGCAGGAATCCGCTCATGGCATCTCCTTCGTGTCTTGTTCGGGGAGTATTGATTCGAGGAACGCCGCCATTTGGCAGTGGTGGTCGATCCAGCAGTCCGGCAATGTCGTGGCGCATCGTCTGCGATACTCGCGCAGCAGGACCGTTTTGCTCGGCCGATCCATTCGCCAAGAGAACGACGCTCAGCCACGTCCGGCGGAACCTCGTCTTTGGGCTTGCCTGCCAGCATCATTCGAGTTTGGTGGAGTGCCTCCACGACTCCAAGTTTCGCGCGACGCTTGGCCATGTTCTCTCCTCAGTGGTGGTGGCATCCCTCATTCCGTCGCGGCGGGAGGAGTGCGACGGGATTCGCGGTCGCGTATGGCCGCGTGCTGGCGGCACAGCCCGTCACACACGGCCCGCGCCCAGATCGGCGAGGGCGTCCGAATTGAGCCGGAACTTCGAGTATGGTGTCTCTGCCATTGGATACTCCGGGAATGAAGACGCCCCGGCCGAACGACCGGGGCGAAGGATGAGCAATCACTCGGCGTCGTCCGACTCCACCTCGCGGCCCGGCAAGCTCGCGTCGTCGCCGCACAGTTTGGCCCGTCCGTACTCGATCATGGCGTCCTTGTCCGCGAGGTATTCCGTGCCGTCCACCTCGTAGGTGTAATCGCCGTCCGATTCTTCCGCGCCGAGATCGCTGACGGCTTCCGCGAGGTGGGCTTCGGTGACTTCATCGGCGTACCCACCCACCTCGTACTCTGTGCTGCTCAGCCCCTGCATGCCGTTGCTCGGGTTTTGAGCCCACGAATCGTAGGTCCGCTTACATCCGCACCGCATGCACACGCTGTGCTGGACGATGCCGCCGCCGTGGCCCCAGCAGCCGGGATTATCCTTGAGCCCGCCGACGATGCTGTGCGGCGTCTGCCACACGTGCTCCTCGCCGTCGATGCACTCCGGCTCCGTGGCCTCGATGGTGATGGTGTGATTCTCGGCCCCGACCTGCACCTTCTCGCCGTCCACGTCCAGACCGTACTGCCACGTCCGCACGTGGATCCAGCAGGTCTCGCTGCCGTCGCCCCAGTCGCCGCCATCGACGTACTCCTGAGCGGCCTCCTCCGCGGTCATGTTTTCGAATTCGATGGGGGCATTACCGTCGTCCGCCGTGATGGGCGTCCCATCCAGCACGAGGCAGTCCTCGATCAGGTCGATGCCCAGATAGTCAGCGACCTGCTGGATGGTGGTGATGCCGGACTGGACCGCGGCACCGATGCTCGCGAGGTCGGTCAGGTCGATGTTGATGGTCGTGGCGGGAGTCGTATTGGTCGTCGTCACGGTCTTCTCTCCGGGTTAGGGGTTGGCCGGGCTTGGGACCGGCCTGCCGCATTAGGCCGCACCGGGCGGCCCCCTCTGCGATTACTGCTCGATCCACGGCCGGTCGTGTAGTCTCGGATTTCGGCGGTGGTCGTCGCGGTCATGGTCTTCTCTCCGGGTTGGGCGGGCGGGTGTCGCTCGCGTCTACACACTACTATACGCTCGCAATCGCCGAATGTTTCAGAAATCGGAAAAGAAATGCCAAGTAAATCAGACGGCTTGACGTAACCCCTTAACATCAGCTCTGTTGTACCGCGAAGAAGATCCACGCGAAAGCGGCGTAGCGGCCAAAATCACGCTCGTTCGGCGGCTAATTGGCGGCCGAACCAGCCCCATCCGCCGTCCTTGTCGCCCGGCCGGATCACCGCGAGGATCGGGGCGAGAGTGAGTACGAGCGGGCTCTCGGCCCCGGTGACGGAGCGGATCGCGGTGTCGCCGATGCCGCGGGCGGTCGCGTCGGCGCGGCAGCGGATGCCGCGGGCGATCAGTCCGCGCCACACGATCCGCGCGACGGGCGAGAGCGCGTCGAGATTGATCGGCGTGGGCCGCACCCCGCGCCGCCCGCCCGTGGGCTGGTAGCGGTAGGCGGATGCGGCGGCCTGCGCGGTGATGCCGAGTTGCGCGCCGATCGCCGCGAACGTGAGGCCGTCGGTGTCGCGCAGTCGTCGCACGAGAGCGCGCCGTTCGTCGCTGGTCATGTGATGGACTCCGTGTGTCGCCCTACTATACGACTCCGGATGCAGATTGCTCCGAACATTTTTCACCCCTGCCCCAAAGTAGGGCTGGTACGCGGTTTGGATATCCTCCATGACGCCAGTGTCGCTAATGCGAAAATATTCTACTTGACGAACTCGCCATATCCAACATATCTTCTCGTGTGTCGCCGTGTACTCTAAGTACACCGCAGTCCATGACAGGAAGCCGAAGCATGTCGCAGGAGCATGAAGAACGGACCACGATCACCGTGAGCAAGTCGTTCGCGAGGATCATCAACACGCTGGCCAGAGACGCCCGCATGTCGGCTCGCGAGTATTGCGACCGCGTGCTCACGCCGAAGCTCAAGGACAAGGCGAAGAAGGCCGCGAGCCGCTACGCCGCGTCGTTTGAGACCGGCACCCCCGTGGCCTGATCTGGAGTACATGCCATGCCTCGACGACTGCTGAGCGACGATCAGGTGATGGGCATTCTTGCGGACCATGACCGCGGGATGCACCAGTTGAAGATCGCGAGGAAGTACGGCACAAGTCGCGCCACCGTGCATCTGATCGTCACCGGCCAATCGCATCGTGAAGCGGTGGCACGGTACGAAGCGGACCGCGACGGGACGACCGAAGCCGAACTCGACGCACTCATCGCGGCGCAACTGCCGACGATGCCGCGCGAGCCGCGACTGCCGGGCGAGGCCCAACTTCCGCACGCGGTGTTGCGCGGGCTCGGCGTGCGGGCGAGCGGACTCAATCAGCGAAGGACGGTGGCCCCGTGATCGAGCTACGGCGGTACTTCGCTTGTCGCAACGGGTGCGGCGAGCGGTTCCTGATTCGGAAGGCACGCGACAAACACGAGAGGGCAAACCACATGACCGCGACGAAGCCGCCCGAAGTGGCCACCGTGGTGGACAGGATGAAGCGAGAGATTCTGTCGAACATCGCGCAGGGCTAGCCGCACGGATGCACTACTTCAACGAGTTCGATGCCGGGGCTGCCGCGTGGCTCCGCGAACTAATGGCCGATGGCCTGATTCCGAAAGGCGATGTCGATGAACGCAGCATCACGGAAGTCCCGAACCGCGTCGGGCTGCTCCGAGGATTCGGCAACGCGATCAACCCGTACACGGCGGCGGAGTTCATCCGCGCTTGCCGCGAACTGACCAACTAACCACGAAAGGACGAAGCCATGCGGAACATCCTGCGAATCAACGACTGGCCCAAGCAATCCAAGCGGCTCGCCGCGGCACTGCTCCGCGTCGCCCAGCAAGAAGCCCGTGTCACCCGCGGCTTCGCGATGTTGATGAGCGATGCGAAGCAGCACGAGCTTGCCGAGGTGCTGATGAGCCAGGCGAAGGCGACGATTGCGAGGGCGAAGGCGTGACGTACCGCGACCAATCTGCGGCGAAGCGTTCGCTGTATCAGCGTCGCAAGGATCTCGGCCTTTGCCCGCGGTGCGGTGGCAAGCGGGAGCGTCCCGATCGCATCTGCTGCGTCAAGTGCAACAGGCAGCCGCGAGACAAGAGCAAAACGGCCGACATGAGCGATGCCGAGTTGGAAGCCCTGATCGCAGACCGCCGCGAGACGATGCCGCCCGATGGTCAAGGAGTTTCACTGCGGATCACTCGCGAGCGTTTGGTGAAGCTGTTGTCCGGTGGCGATCGACTGACCGCCCTGCAAATTGCACGGCGGTCGAACATCACGACGCGGGCCGTGCAGCAGGTCGTGTGCAACGCAGTGCGGAACACGCAGGACCGATACCTCGGTCGCGTGATGGACGGTCGAGAGTACCGCTACTTTCTGAGGGAAACATCGTGAGCCAGTGGATCAAGGCGCAGAACGGCAAGCTCATCAACCTCGCGTTGATGCCGACCGTGGAGATTTTCAGCGAGCAGGCGAAGGACGGAATCGCGTACACGCTGCGGGCGTACAAGTCGGACTACACCAACGCGACGCTTGCTGTCTTCGCGAACAAAGCCGATGCCGAGGAAGCGTTGGACGATCTGTTCGGCAACTTGGGCGGAGAGATGGCGTTCGATTTCACGCAGCCTGTTGTTGCGGAAGGGGTGAAGTCGTGACCGACAGGGCACTGCTCACCCCCGAAGAACGGCAAGCCATCGAAGCGGCCAACCTTGAACGCAAGGCCGTCGCCGAGAACTGCACGCGACGCCGATGCTCGGCCGCGGAGTTGGTAAGCCTCGAAGCGATCGCGGCGCGTTACCCGCAGGTGAAGCGGCTCATGGATGCCTCCGCGAGCGTGGCGAAGGATCTGGACATCCGCTGCGAGCCCACGGCACGCCTGGAAGCGGCGACGGCTCGCTTCATGCTGGAGTGCTCCGAGCGGCTGCGTGCAGCGGTGATGGGTGCGTGATACTCCTGCTCGTTGCAGGGTCGGGAGTGGCGGTGGTCAGGTGTCTTCTTCTTCGGGCCGCCGCTCCCGTGAAACACTGGTCTCCGGCGTGCGTCGGAGCGTGGCGAGCGACATGAGTACGGAGTCGCCGCCACGTTGAAACACTGGAGAAAGCCCGCCGCTGGCGACGTGCGTATTAGGGCGAGCGCACTAGCTGGCGGCGGGTCTGACCACAGCGAGCCGGGCATGAGGCACACGCTGCCGCCCGCGAACGAGTCGCCCGGTGCCGAGCCAGAGGACGGCTCGACGCTCATCCCGGCTCGCTGGATACACGACACCAACTTCGGGAGGCAAATTAATGCCCAACACCATCTACGACGCTTGCGAGAAGTTGAACAAGTTCGCTGAGAAGCATGGGCCGGACGGGGTAGCCCGCGCCATGCGGCTCACGGGATGCAAGGGAATCCCCGGCGATGCTGTCGGCTGCGTGCTTCACGATTACCTGAGCAAGAAGTTCGCAGGAGACATCGAAAAACTGGAAGTGGACGGGACTGGTGCGGCGTGGCGAGCAGTGCTGAGCCGCCCGTTCTGTAGCCTCTATTCAGGTTCGTACCGATTCGGCGAGAAGCTCGAATCCTTCACCGGGAAGTTCGACGACCACCAGTACCCGGAACTGGAGGCCGCATCATGACCCCGCCACTGAGCGAAGCCGACGCCGCGCGAGTCGAAGCGATTCATGCCGAGCGCGCGGCGATCATGTTGCGAGGCTCAAGCCGGGCTCGCAACTGGCGGCGGCGAGGAAGTGTTTGGCGGGGAACTTCACGATGGTTACGGGCAACGGCATCGACCGCAGCGTTATCAGCCACGGGCATCCAGGAAGTCGAAGTGCATCGTAAGGGGACACTGACATGCTCAGCATTCTGGACGCATACCGGGACACGATGCCGCCGACGCGGACCTATGCATTGCGTGAGTTTATTTTCGTCCCGGTTGATCCGCGATACCCGGAAGCGGACGGGCGGCTCGGCAATCTCACGCTCAAGCTCCAGTTTCGCACAGGGCCGCGTCACAACTACGCATACTGCCTCGACAGTTACGCCATTGAACGTGACACACCGGAGCCGGGCGACGACGGCGGGCAAGCGTTCTGGTTCTTCAATCTCACGGACCCGGACGCCGAACAGCCTTATCGGTGCGTCGTTGGTGGCCTGCGTCCGCCTCGGTGCAATTGCAAGGCGGGGATTTGCCGCGTTCCCGGCGAGCCTGAGATTACGGACGGTTGCAAGCACCGCGACGGCATCCAAGCGTTACTCGCGGCAGGTTTGATCTGACCAACACACAAGAGGGAGACGACATGAGCGCGGAATTGGCAAGAGTGGATTTCAGCACCGAGCAAGTTGACCTCATCAAGAGGACGATTTGCAACGGCGCGACTGACGACGAAATGGCACTGTTCTTGCAACAGTGCAAGCGCACCGGCCTCGATCCATTTTCGCGGCAGATTCACGCCGTGAAGCGCAAGGATCGCAAGGCGAACCGCGAAGTCATGACCATCCAAGTCGGCATCGACGGCTTCCGCCTGATCGCTGAACGCACGGGGCAAGCTGACGGCCAAGAGGGGCCGTACTGGTGCGGCGATGACGGCGTGTGGAAAGACGTGTGGCTGAGCCAGAAGGCTCCGGTGGCCGCAAAGGTGATCGTCTACCGCAAGGGCCAGAATCGGGGCTATGCGGGCGTGGCACGGTGGTCGGAATACGCACAGACATACCCCGACGGTAACCCATCTGGGCTGTGGGGCAAGATGCCCGCGACGATGCTGGCCAAGTGTGCCGAGGCGTTGGCACTTCGCAAGGGATTTCCGCAAGAGTTGTCCGGCCTGTACACGTCTGACGAGATGGAGCAAGCGGCGGAAGTGGAGCACGACACGCCCCGCATTGTCACGGAAGTGCGCCAGATTCCCGGCATCAAGTCCGGCGCGGACCTCCGGAACATCGACGCGGAACTGATGGCGTGTCGCGACCTCGAAGCGTTGCGGGTCGCGTTCATGTCCCTTTCCCCGGAGCAACGGGCACGGCACGCGGCGGCAAAGGACCGGCGCAAGGCTCAGTTTACCGAGGACAAGCCGGGACTGCCGAAGACTCCGGACGGCGGCCCCACGGCGTTGAGCGTGTCCGACCTGATCCTGGCCGTGGCCGAGGCAACGCAGCAGCGCGACCTCTACCTGATTACGCAAGTCTGCGACACGGCCGGGGCTGGGGCATTGGACGACATGAGCCCGCAGCAACTCCGTGACGCCGATGCGTGGCTCCGGGGGCAGGTGAAGGGGGTGGCAGCGTGACACTTTTCGACATCGGTGACGACCTTCGAGCATTGGCTGCACTTATGAACGAGTGCGACGACGAACTTTCCCGCGAGGCTTCCGAAGCCTTCGACGAGTGGTTCGGTGAGTTGTCCAAGAACGAAGCGGCCAAGCTGGACGGCTACGTCGGACTCATCAAGACGCTGGAGATGGAAGCGGCGGCGGCGAAGGCCGAAGCCGAGCAATACACGATGAAAGCCCGATCCCGTGAGAATCGCGCCAAGTGGCTCAAGGAGAGGGTCAAGGGCTATCTGGAAGCCACGGGCCGCACGAAAGTGGAAACGGCAACGAAGCGGACCATCGCAATCCAAGCGAACGGCGGCGCGGTGCCGGTGATGCTCATGGACAGCATCGACCCGGCGAGCATCCCGGACGAGTTCGCCGTGGTGCGACGGACGCCGAACACCGAAGCCATCCGGGAGTACCTTGCGGCGGGCGGTCAACTGCCGTTCGCTTCGCTCGGCGTCCGCGGCACCCATTTAAGGATTCGTTGATGAACACCCGACTCACGGGATTTATCACCCGATAAAAGACCGCCGCACCCAAGAACGTGAACGAAGAAATGCTGAGGAAAGACTGGCTGCAAAGTAAGTGTCCTACAAAGTCCCATCACCTACACGGAGGTTGCTTCATGCGTGCGAAACCCGGCTACACAGTTCCGACGTTTGCGGGATGGCATCCCGCGATTGTCACTCTCGAAAACGGGTGGGGCGTGGCCATTGCCACCATCTCACCGACGCTTGCTGCACTGATGCTGGAGAAGAACCGCAACGACAACCGCAACAAGCGGCCCTCCGCATACGGTCGCTACGCCGACGACATGCGTTCGGGGCGTTGGAAGCTGACACACCAAGGCATCGCTTTCGACCGAAACGGCGACTTGTGCGACGGACAGCACCGATTGACCGCGTGCGTCACTTCGGAGAAGTCGTTTGAAACGCTGGTGTTCTTCGGCATCGGTGGCAACGAAGAAATGGCGTCGTTGGACACGGGCGCGATCCGAAGCACGACGGACGCCAGTCGGTACATGCTGGGCAACCCGGTCGGGTATCGGTTGATTTCCACGATGCGGACTTTCATTTGTGCAGGCTCGGCGTCCGGCCGCACCATGAGCCACATGTTCCTGCTGTCGCAGTTCCAAAAATACAAGTCGTTCGAGAGGTTCCACGAGATTGTGTTCGCTGGCTCGGCGAAATCAATTCCTCCCGGCCCGGCTCGTGCCGCCATCATGCGGGCGTACTATCACGTTGATCGTGACGACCTGATCCGATTCGTCAACCTGCTGCGCGAAAGCATCGACCCTAGCGAGCCTCGCGACAAGTCCGTGAAACTGCTTCGCAAGTATCTCGAAGCGTGCAACTCGTTCGGCGGTCAAGCATCGCAGGCGGAGCTTTACCGCAAGGCTCAACGGTCCATCTCGGCATACATCCAGGGCGATGCGCTTGACAAGTTGTACAGCACCGCCGAAGACCTGTTCCCGCTTCCAACGGATCAGCAAATCGCCGAGCGAAATGCTCTGGAAGAAACCCTCACCAAGAAGGCTGGCTAACCCAAACCGCAAGGACGCAACCGATGATTGCTTTGTCAGACATTACCGTGGATGCGGGAATCAACCCCCGCGCCCACGGCCTCAACAAGAACGGAAGGGGTGACGGAATGGCGACGGACCTTCTGGAGTTCATGGAGCAGAGTCTCGCCGGACAAGCCACGGGCAACCCCGCCGAGGACGCCCCGCGCCTGACGCGGCAACTGGAGCTTGTCCGCGCCGCGATGGAGCCGGGGAACTGGTGGACGCTGGAAGAACTGGCCACGGTCGCCAGTTGCACCACGCAATCGGCATCGGCCCGCGTCCGCGATCTACGCAAAGGCAAGTTCGGGGCGCACACCATCGAACGCAAGGCCGTGCCGGGGAAGCGCGGGCTGTACCTGTACCGGATGGTGAAGTGAGTCTACCCATGCACCCAAGAGGATCGCACAATGGGCACAATGTCACCAGCCAAACGACGACCCGCCGCAATGACCCCGGCCGCTTTCAACAAGCTGCTCAAGGACAATGGCTTGAGCCGCACAAAGGCCGCCGAGGTGCTTGGGGTCGGACGCCGTACCGTCATCCGGTGGGGCACCGGCGAGACGCCAATCTCGCGGCAGACAGCCGCATTCATTCGGTCGGTTCTCAGCTAACGATTCTCGATTTTGTTGCTTGACGGCACGGGCGGTTCGTTTAACATACTGGTGCCATTATGGCACCGCCAGCAAGGACGCACACCAATGGCAGGCGACTGGATTCCCATGCGTATGGACATCGCCGACGATCCGGCCGTGATTGCCATCGCTGCCTCAACCGGGATCGCTGCCGATACGGTTGTTGGCAAGCTCCATCGTCTCTGGTCATGGGCTAACCGCCACCTTGAAAACGGTTACGCTCGCAGCGTTACAGAATCTTGGGTGGACACCTATCTCAACGCACCGGGCTTTGCATCCGCCATGCTCGAAGCAGGGTGGCTCCAAGTCCGTTCCGGTGGGATTCAGTTCCCCAACTTCGACAATTGGAACTCGCAAAGTGCGAAACAACGCATACTTGCGACGAAGCGCGTCCAGAAAATGCGTAACGCTCCGAGCGTAACAAAACCGTTACCAGAGAAGAGAAGAGAAGAGAGAGTACCTAACGGTACTCTTCCGGCGGCGGACAAGCCGCCGAAAGAAAGGCAGCCACGGAAGAGGGACGAACTCTTTGACGCCGTTGCCGAGGTGACTGGCTCCGACCCGAAGGCGGCCGGTGGCCACGTCGCCAAAGTCGCGAACGCCCTTCGTGGCGCGGACCCGCCGTACACGCCCGACGAGGTTCGGGAGTTTGCCCGGCGGTTGGGCGAGTTCTGCTCCTGGGCTGCGAAGGAGCGGCGGACGCGGCCGGAGTTGGGCGAGTTGCAAAAGTACATCGGGCGACTGAGGGCCACGCGGAAGCCAAACGCGGCACCGTCTGACCCGTTCGCGGCAACGAACGCAACTTATGCACCTGCGGGGATGCCACCATGAGCCAGAAACCCGTTCGTTACATCACCGAACCGCCAACGCTGGACACTGCGGGGTTCACGATGATTCCAGACAACGCCGTGATGCCGGACTACGAAACGGGGCTGGACTTCGCGAACGCCCAGCACCTGCCCACGCTGGAGCGTCACCTGCTCGGAGCCTGCCTTGCGGATTCGCACAGCTACGACGACGCGGCCGAAGTGGTCGAGCCGGGTGATTTCACCATCGACGAACACGCCAAGCTATTTGCGGAGTGTGGGCGTCTGCGGGCCGAGGGGCGGCAAGTGACCGTTGTGGATTTGTTCGAGCACTTGGTTCGCATCGGGCGGTCGAACTTCGGCATCTTCGACGGGAACGCGGCGTGGTGGCTGCACGAGACGGCGGAACTGGAGCCGATTGGGACGCGGGCACGGTACTACGCAACGCATATCCGCGAAGCCGCGGTGCTGCGTCGTCTGCGGGGCGTGGCTGCGGAAATCATGCACAGTGCGTACAAGCCGTTCGGCCCGGCCAGCGAGGTGTTAGGCTCGGCCGAGGCGCAGCTTTATGAACTCAGCGTGAACGCTGGCCCGAAGAACGAATCGTTGACGACGATGGCGAAGATGATGCAGGAATCCGTGATGCGGATCGACGATCGGGCTGCGAGCGGTGGTAGGCTTCGCGGGTTGGCCAGTGGCTTCAAGTTGCTGGACGAACACCTCGCGGGCTTCCGTCCGGGACAGATGATCGTGATCGGGGCGCGGCCGAGCGTCGGCAAAACGGCACTGGCCCTTAACATCGCAAGCAACATCGCCAAACGTGGGGAATCGGTGCTGTTCTTTTCGCTGGAGATGCCGCAATCCGAGATTGCGGATCGTCTGTTGTCGATGGATTCCGGCGTGTCGATGCACAAGATCAACAGCGGGAGAGATTTGACAAGCGACGAGGCGCAGAAGTTGGTTGTCACGGCTTCATCGGACGGCATCGGTGGCTGTGATCTATTCGTGGACGACAACGCCAGCCATACGCCGGACTCGATGTTGCATGTCGCCCGGCGTGCCGTTCGGAAGTTCGGCATCCAGTTGATCGTGGTGGACTACCTGCAATTGATCCGCGCCGAGAATACGAAGGTGAACCGTAACGAACAAGTCGGCAACCTGGCCCGGCGCGTGAAGCATGTGGCTCGTGAACTCAAAGTGCCGGTGATTTGCTTGGCTCAGTTGAATCGCGAAGTGGAAGTGCGTGCCGGTGAACCGCGATTGTCAGACCTGCGCGACTCCGGGGAAATCGAACAACACGCCGATGCGGTGATCCTGTTGCACCGGGAAGCCGGACAGGACGAAACGAAACCCGGCTGGAACGTGGACGCGATTGTGGCGAAGAACCGCAACGGCCCCACGGGTAAAGTCCCGCTGTTGTACATGCGGGGCGTGATGCGATTCGAGAACAAGGCACTGGGGTGGTAATCATGGTCACGGCTGAGCAAATCCGAGAATGGACGAACGGCCAACTGTGGGACTACGCGGTTGGCGCGTTGGCGTTCGATTTCAAACGCATTGGAACGGGCATCGAAATGATGTACCCGTACATGCCGAGCAAGGAAACGCTTCCGCTGATTCGCATGGTGGATCGTGAAATGGTCCGGCGTGGCGCGGAGTTCAGGGGTTACATCGAACTCCAGTTGATCGCGGACGACAATCCTCTGGCCGAGTTCTCTGACACTGCGTTTTAGGGGATCAACATGACTACGGTCGATGCCCCGGAGATGAACCAATGCGTATCACGCTGCCCTACCCGCCCACGGCGAATCATCTGACCACCGTCGCCCGTGGGCGGAAGATCAAGAGCAAGGAAGCGAGAGGCTACCAGCAGCGTGTCTACGGCGAATGGCTGGCCAGTGGATGCCCGATGCTTGAAGCGCAACGGTATTCCGTGCGGATCGTGGTGCATCCCCCGGATAACCGCCGTAGGGACTTGGCTAATGTTGAAAAGGTGGTGGTCGATTCGCTGGTATCTTGCGGGGCACTACCCGACGATCACCGCATTTGTCGGCTGCTGCTGGTACGCGGCCCGGTGGTGGAAGGTGGCAAGTTGATCGTGACGGCGCGGGTAGCGTGATTTATCCAAGGGAGGGCAACGCATGAGCAAGCCGACGCTGGACGGGGATGCGTGCCCGATGTGTCTGGGCCGATTAAGACGGCAAGAGGTGTGCCCGGAATGCGGGGCCGACTTGGCACCTGTGCTGGACCTGTACGAAGATCGGCCGGGCGAAATGGACGAGGGAACGTAATGCCTCTTCAAGTCCAACCAATCGACTTCTCTGAAGCGTGCGAGTTTGTCTCGCGCCTTCACAGGCACCACCGCCCGCCACTCGGGTCGAAACTTCAGATAGCGGTCAACGACGGCGTGGAAGTGGTTGGCGTCATCATCGCTGGCCGACCCGTATCGCGGCACTTGGATGACGGAATCACGTTGGAAGTGACGCGATGCTGCACCAATGGAGCGTTTAACGCCTG